TATTGCGTCAAATCCTAAATTCATAAATGTCCTTAAAAGGAGGCTGCGTGGTATGTGGTGGTGACACAGCCCCCATCTAAGAATTATATCATCGTTTAAACCAAGAAGGAAGACCTAAATGTGGACGCTTGTCGAACATATTATTTTTTGCTCCTGGGGTCTTACGATTGTTATAATGCAGAAAAACTTGTACGCATTCTTTGCCTTTAAATTTTTCTCTCCAATGTTCTAGCTCACAGCCGGAATAAACCAGCATATCTCCTGGTTTTAAATCTACTTTAATACCTTTCATACCTTCTTTTCCAGATGGTTCTAAATATATTGGCCAATCATCGCCACCAAGATTCATAGTAGTAGATATCTCACAACTAAATCTGTCTTTGTGTCTTTTTAAAATATCACCTTTTTTATAGATTCTAGCATATGTGTATGCAGGATATAATTTTAATCCTGTTGCTTTTTCCATATCTGGTAAACATTTCAATAGTAATGTTTCCATAGCCATATTTGCATATTGAGAGTATGTATTTGGAATCTGTTCATTCTCACCTTCATAGTATCCAATGATAGTTTCAAAGGGTGAAAAGTATCTTGATGCTTTACAAGTATCATAAACTTGCTTTTGCATTAAAAAATAGTTTGCAACAAAAGCTGCTAGGTCTTTTGATATTGCTTGTTTGATTATTGTATACTTTTTCTTTTTAAACATCTTTAGCCATTTCTTTTGGCACTGCTTGTATATTCCAATGTATAAATCTAAACGGCTCTATACCAAAATCTACTGCATATTCGTGTTCCAAAAATCCAGGAAATATAATTAATGTACCTGGCGTAGGTTTGAAATGAATTAATTCTGAACCACTCCATACACCTTTTTGATCTGGTTTCATTTTTAATTTTGTAGCCCTAGCACCTGTTCTCGGTTCGTGAAATATTGGGTATGATGTTTTATCGCTGCATTTTAAAAAATAAAAACCTGATACGTGTTGGTTCCAATGTATGTGGGCTGAATGATGACCACCACCTTTTTTAGCAAACTCTTGTACCCATAACTCACTAAACATAGTTGTGTATTGTTGCATATCATAACCTTGGTGATCTAAATACTCCCAAGATTTTTGACCAATATAATTTCTAAAATCTAAGAAATCATTATCCATCGTCAATAGCGTTGAGTGATGAGACAATCCAAAGTCACCAAATTTTTTTATATGTGCTTTATTTCTGTTTCGTGCTTCTTTAATATATTTGTTAGAAGCTTTGTTTAAAGATTTTACAAACTCTGGTTTTTGTTCTGACCAAATGGTCGTGTTAAAATAATTATTTATAAACATTATTTAAATGGCCTCCCTAAATGCCAGACAACAAGACTGTATCTTGTGCCTGATGTTACTGGTTTAACTCTATGCCAAACAAAAGAAGGAAACACGATAATAGAACCTTTGGGTAAAATTTCTTTTGCTCTTTTTAAATGTTTACTTTCATCTCGCATATGTGGATCATAGTTTCTAAAATCAAATTCTAATTCACCACCTTTATATTCTGAACCATCTGTTAACTGACAAGTCATAGATAGTTTTCTAATTCTGCCGTGCTCTGGATGATTAACATCGTCTCGTTGATAAGGTTTATCCCAACTATCACAATGCCAATCGTAATATTGATTTAACTTATATTTTGTAAACTGACAAGACTCACTTCTTTCCCAATCAAAATTCCAACCAGCTGCTTTGTTTGCTTGGTGTACGTATGGGTGTAATTCTTTATATATCCAAGTATCATTTAACCAAACTAAATCAGAGTTTCTTTTTCTTTTTAAATCTAATACTTCTTGCTTGTTTAATTTTTTATCACCATAGCCACCCGTTCTAGCCATAACTTCTTTTTGTTCGTTGGCATATGCTATAACATCGTCACAGAATCTAGGTGTTAATACACCACTAAAATACCAATAATGATTAGATATATTCATACGTTATAGTCTGTACAAAATTTAAACTATCCTTTTGATTATTGGTTAAGTAATACATATTAGTTGATGGAAACATTATAAATCTATTATTTAAAAGTGGTATATCCCAGCTTCTTCCTTTACGTCTATTATCTTCAAAGTGTATTCTGACCATACAGTCTTTTATTTTTACGCCATATAATAATGTAAAATCTGGTGAATTACGTAGATCTACTGGATCTATATTTAATAATGGAATTGTAGTTTCCGCAGGTTTATAAATATTGCCCCACGTTTCTTTGTTAATTAAATTGATACCATATTCAAGACCAACGTAATCTCGCATATATGTATTTAACATATCCCAAGTTCTTGAGAATGGAAATTCTTTGTTCTGAATTTGTGATTGTAAGATATCGCCTGATAATTTATCTCGGTCAATGTCCCAATCTTTAGGCATATCGACATCACCAAAATATAATGCTTGCTCTGTTAATACTTTCTTTTGCATACCACCACCATTTTTAATTTATGCTAATCGATCTGTCAAGTCCCAAGACTGGCCTGATTCATTCCAAACATAAGACCAAGAATGTGTACCAGCTTCATTTTGTGAAGTTTGTTCTGCAGTTAATGCAGGAGCATCACCAATTGGTGATTGCCACTGTGCAGTTGCAGTATCTTTTACCCAAGATGCATAAGGTTTTTTAGGCCAAAAGATTTCATTATCTTCATCCCAAGTATAACCTATACCTGCGTAATTTCCTCTAAATGCTTTTGAATTATCACCAGAGTTATGTGTATTGCTTGATGTATTGTAAGATGTTTGAATCCACATTTGTGCAGGCCAATTATTATGTGTTTCTAAATATTGTTGACCTACTGATTCATCTTCAACACCATCAGCATTTAACATATCTTTGTTATCAAGTGTTAATACTTGAATAACTTTTCCGTTAGCTCCTAGTTTTGCAAAATGTGCCATAATGTTTCTCCTTATATATTAATTTTAATTATCATTCAACTATTGAAATTTGTATCTAATAATAACAATTCCTGAACCACCTGTTCCAGCTAAACCCGGTGAATCCGCTACAGCTCCAGCGCCTCCTCCACCAGTATTAGTTGTTGCATTTATTTGTGGTCTAGATCCACCACCTCCTCCGCCTGTTCCACCTGCTGCTGTAGTAGTTCCTGGATGACCATTTGCACCACCTCCTCCACCAGCTCTAGCTGTAGGTGTTGCATTTATTGAAGAGGTTGCTCCTGCACCGCCAGCACCACCTGCTCCACTAGGTCCGTTTGTTGCACCTGCAGCAGTGGCTCCACCACCTCCAGCTGCTCCATAAGGAGGACTGGTAACAGTAAGAACTCCACCTGGATTTCCTTGAGGTGGACTAACCGGAGGAGTATTACCTGCTCCAACATTTCCTGTTGAACACGCTCCTCTTACACCTCCACCAGATCCACCAGTACCACCTGTAGCTCCTGGTGTTCCACCACCTCCTGCAGAAGTTATACTTGAAAAAATAGATGCTGATCCATTAGCTCCTTCTCTAGGAGAATTTGTTCCTGCAGCTCCCCCGCCTCCAACTGTAATTGGATAACTTTGAACAGAAACTGGTAAACCAGAGGGTGCATTTAAAGGGCTAGCTGTATAACAATCTGAAGATGCTTTACCTTCTCTATAACCACCAGCACCACCGCCACCACCAGTTATGGCAGTAGGATCGGCTACAGCTTCACTTCCTCCACCACCTCCACCACCTGCTACGACCGCATATGAAACAGTATTTGATCCTTGTGCATTTCCTGCACAAGAAACAGCAAAAGTTCCTGGTCCTGTAAATGTATGAATTTTAAAATTTCCTGAAGTTGTAATTGTTCCGCCTGTTGCTGTTACAAATTGTGCAGTAGGTGCCTCGCTTTGTAAACCTGAATCCGTTACTAACCAACCTTGTGTTGAGTCTATAAATACTAATGTTATTGCAATACCTTCTGTTGATAAAGTTGCATTAACGGCTTGGCCACCAATTTTGTCAGAACCGTTTCTAGTCAATGTCACTGCGCTTGTATCAAAAGTTCCTGCGTAATCTTTAATTCCAATTACTGATCCTGCACTTCCTGCTGGAAGAGTTACATTAACAGCTCCTGAAGTTGTATTTACAAAATAACCTTCACCAGCGACTGCTGTAAAATCTGTTGTTTTAACTGTTGTATTCCAAGATACAGCACCTGTTGCACCAAAACCTGATGCAGTACCATTGTTAGTTATTGATACACCAGCAGGAATTGTGAATGTATCTCCACTATCTCCTAATGTGGTTGTACCACAAGCTGTTCTTGGACTAATTTTATTTACTTTTATTTCACTCATAATTTACCTATTGAAATTTGTACCTTATTATTACTATTCCTGAACCACCATCACCACCTATAGCCGCAGAAGGTGTACCAGGTGAATAATTACCTGCTCCTCCACCGCCACCACTATTCACTGTAGCCTGTTGTCCTGATCCTGCATTTCCGCCAGGCCCTGATTGTCCGCCACCGCCTGAACCACCAGCGCCTCCTGTTCCAGCAAAACCAGAACCTCCACCTCCACCACCTCTTGTGACCGGTGATCCTGTAATAGAAGAAGCTACACCTGCACCTCCTACACCTCCATTATTAACACCAGGAGGATTATTAGTGCCTGCGCCTCCAACAGCGCCAGCTCCTCCTCCACCACCGCCTGATTCACTACTACAAGATCCTGGTGTTCCTCCAGGATTTCCTTGAGGTGGACTTACAGGAGGTGTATTACCTGTACCTATAGTGTTATTTGTAGCTCCACCGCCGCCATATGCTCCTCCACCAGAACCACCTGGACCTGCAGCTGAATTTCTTGCTCCTCCACCTCCACCAGTAGATGTTATTGTTGAAAAAGTTGAAGGATTTCCACTAGGACCAGTAACACTAGATCCTGGAGCTGATGCACCCCCTCCAACTGTAATTGGATAACCTTGTGCTGTTACAAGTAAACCAGCATTTGCTCCTGAAGTACAAGCTAAAGGACTAGATGTATAACTATCTGATGACGCTTTTCCTTCTCTATAACCTCCAGCTCCACCGCCACCACCAACACCGCCACCGCCTGCGCCACCACCAGCAAGTACGAGATATGAAACTGAATTAGATCCTGCAGCATTTCCTGCACTACTAACCGTAAAAGTTCCTGGACCTGTAAAAGTATGAATTTTAAAATCTCCTGATGTTGTTACAGTGTTTCCACCTGATGCAGATACAAAAGCAGGAATTAAACCAGTTTCTGTATCTTCTGCGTTTTGAACGTTAATCCAACCCTCTGTTCCATCTACATAAACTAAAGTTATTGCTTGACCATTAACACTTAAAATAGAATCCTGTGCAACACCACCAATAGGTTCTGAATTTCTTCCTATTGTTAAATTGTTTGTTGCAAAAGTTCTTGTGTAATCTGAAAAAGCTACAATGTCTCCAGCACTTGGAGAGGAAGGTAATGTAGCT